AGAATTTTATCCTCATTATATTTCCAAAAACCATTATTACTTTCTTTGTTCATATTTTGATTAGTTGTAAAAGAAATTGTATCAGGGGAATACGCACCTGGATTTCCAGTAAGACTAAATCCATCTTCATACCAGAATGCTTGACTAGGATGGTCTGCTGGATAAATTGTATCACCACCACTTGCACCAACTACTGTATCACCACCAAAGGTGAACACATCATTAACACCCAATGGTATGTTTACCTGATTTTGAGCAGGAAGATTGTCAGTTTTGGTCGTAAGAGTAGTAAAATTACTGCTGTCCATAATAAAAAATTTGTCTCCATATCAGTATACCAGATTGAAAAAATTAGTCAAGGAACTATTTTGCTGAATCCCTTGATTTTTTCTACCTTTATGATTCTATCAAACAAATCAATCATCTCGTCAGTTTTGTGAGAGATGACTAGAATATTTGAATCTTTAATAACATATCTTATAATTTTTGTAAAATATTCAATTCCAGTTCCATCAAGAGAACTATCAAATACTTCATCAAGGATTAATAGATTTGTTCTAATTGAATTTTTCATTCTTGCAATATCTCTCCAAGTAAAAAGAAGTGCAAGATTTATTCTCATTTTTTCTCCCTCACTAAAAGATTCATAACTAAAATCCTCATGAATTGGAGACTTTACATTTTCATTAAACTCATCATCAAGTGTAAAGTTAATATAGAAGTCCATCATCTGCAAATATTTGTTTATTTGCTGATTCATTATTGGAAGATATTTTTGAATTATTTTCGACTTAACTCCACCATCCTTCAATAAGGTTTGTGAGAATTCATAATAAGTATTGAGTTCTTTATATTTTGCTCTATCTTCTTCAAGTTTAGATAAAGTTTTTTCTAATTTTTTTAACGTGCTTCTTTCAGAATTTTTATCTTCATCTTTTGATTTAAGTTCTTGAATTTCTTGCTGTAGTTCTCTTGTTTGTCTATTAAATTGAGAAATCTTAACGTTGTTGTTAGATACTTCATTGTTTAAAGTTAGAATTTGTCTAGAAACTTGATTGAATCTTTTTTCTCTATCCTCTTCTTCAAGGATTGATTTTTTTAATTCAATGCAACCTTTCTCTAATTCATTTAATTTTTCCTCACATTCTCCAACTTTATTTAATCTAAAACTTTCTTCTATTTTTTGCGTACAGGTTGGGCATTCCGAACTATGCTCAAAGAAATCTTTGTGTTCGTTAATTGTATTAAGTTTTTCTTGAATTTTTATCTTCAGTGAAGATAACTGTTTAAGTTTTTTTGAACATGAAGATAATTCATCAGACTCCAATTGCAAGTCTGATTCTATTTTATCATGTTTCTCTTTATTATCTTTTTCTATTTCTTTTATTTTAAATTCTATCTCATTTATTTTATTCTCTTTATTTTCTACTTGTTTTTTTATATCATTCTCTATACTTTCAATAAATTGCTTTTGCATCTCAATTTTTTCACCAGTCATCTGATGTGTGACTGTCAATTCTTTTATCTTGTCGTTTGTAGTTTTTATTTTTTCTTTGACTATGGAATTCATCGAAGAAAATATTCTAATATCAAGCAAATCTTCAACAATTTCTCTTCTATTTGCTGTCGATAATTGCATGAATGGGACAAAAGAAGCACTCCCCAATATAACAATCTGAGTAAAAGACTTGAAATTTAATTTTAATACTTGTTTCTCTAACCAATCCTGTTGGTCATTATTAGATGCTAATTGATTAACAAGTTCACCATCCCTATGAATTTCAAATATAGATGGCTTTATTCCCCTTCTAACCATCCATTTAGAAGATGCTGTGTTGAATTCTATCTCAACTACACAATCTTTTTCATTTGTAGAATTAATTAACTGATTTTTAGTAATCTTTCTAAATGCTTTATTGAATAAAACAAAGCACAAAGCATCAAGAAGGGTAGATTTACCACTTCCATTTCCACCAATAATTAGTGTTGTATTAGATTGTCTTAAATTTATTTCGGTAAAGTTATTCCCTGTTGATAAAAAATTACGAAATCTTATTTTGTCGAAAATAATCATTTGTTCTGGGAGGAATTACAAAGTCATTATTAGTGATTATAACATAACTATAGTCATGTACTTCACATGTTTTTATTGCTAAATCCCCATCAACTTCTATAACAGACATTGGTGGGTAATCTTCTGCTTCTAATAAACCAGCATATCTTTCTGCGTCATCTTCTTCTTCAAAAAAATATACGTATTGCTCTCCATCTTCATTGAGAACGGCATAAGCACCTTCATCTTCTTGCCCTTTGATTGTTAATATGTACATCACATGGGTAAGTATTATTATTTTTATTTATTTACTCAATTTCCAACGCCTCATCATAGATATCTTTTATAATTTTTTTTACGACTTCTTTGTTTAATTGAAATTCAGACTCTTCAACATACCCATTCAAAATACTTAAAGTATCCTCTATTTCTGTTTCACTATATTGATAATTTGAATCATCAACATCCAATATTTCCGAAACCTTCAGTTCCAAAAAAGGAATCTTTGTTAGGTTATCCAAAAACAAATCATATTGTTTTTGATTAGATTTTTTCTTAACAATCAATTTTACTATCTTATCTCTAAGATTTTCTATATCAATATCATCAAATTTACTGTCTTCATAGTAAATTTTTTCAAATATTGTGTAAGGATTTTCGATAAGTTTAGTTTTTAATGTTTCTGTATCAAAAATACTAAATCCTCTGGTATCATTATAATCATTCCAGAACATTTGATAAGGATTTCCAATATAGAAAATTTTTCCATCATCACTTCTAGTATGATAATGTCCAGAAAAAACCTTTTTAAACTTACTGAATATTTGTTTATCTAGACCATGTGGTTGAGTCTGACCAGGAAATACAAAAAATCCTTGCAGTTCTAAATGACCAAAAACAACTTCTGATTCTGTTGATTCCAATAACGAAAATACTTTTTCTTGATTTTCTGAACAAATCCAAGGTAAAAGTAAAATATCTAATCCATCAATTGTAACTTCTTTTGGTGAAGATATTTTTACAATATTTTCGTATTCATCTAATAAAATATCAATTGAATTTACTTCGTTTGTATTTTTGTAGTATGTATCGTGGTTACCAACTATACTATAAACCTTAATATTTAATTTTTTAAATACATCATAAACATTTTTCTTTGCCCAATCTAATGCCCAATAATCAACCCCCTTTCGATTATCAAAGGCATCCCCAAGATGAATAACTGTTTTTATATTATTTTTTTCTAGATAAGGAAAAAATATATCTTTATAAAATTTTGCAAAATAATCATGAAAATTTTTATTTGCTTTTTTAAAATTATAATGAGTGTCAGTTATTAAAGCAACTTTCATTGATACAATTTAATTTGAATATTGTCCTTAATGCTATTGTACTCGGAACTATTCATTCTGTCACCATCAACAGAAAATACTTGGTCATAACCACTTCTTTCAATAATTTTTTCTTTTATTTCCATCTGCTTTTTCTCTTTATGAATTCTCCTCAGGAATGCATAGTAAACAATCTGAGTAAAGTATGCAAATGGATTTGTTCTCTCTGTATCAAAATTATTAATATAATGAACGCAGTTTTCAACCCCATCAGAAATCATATCTTCCCTAAACATGTAATTAACAAAGTTGGGACGATAAGATAAGTGATTGGCAATTTTCAAAAAACAATCACCAAGGTAGTTCGAAATCCTCGGAGGTGGTAGTCCTTTCTTTTTTGCTACGTCAACTTTCTTCTTATGCTCAATAAGTGCCAAATGGAATTCTTTATTATTAACGTAATGGGGGTTTTTTCTTTCTTTACTCATTATTGGGTTGGTTAAAGTGCATTTAATGTTTGTATTATAACACTATTTTCCAGAAGTTGACAAGGGTTCCGTTTAATGTGTAAAATAACTCTGTGGAGTTTGATAGTTATATTGTACTTTAATTTTGTTTATATAACTTCTCTAGATATATTCTAGCATCAGCAATAGATGACAAGTATCCCATATCTGATGTTGGTTTCGATGCATTAGATTCTCTAGTCTTTTTCTTAACGTACTTATTATACATTTTAAGAATATCTTCATCTGTCACTTCAGACATAGTTAATACTTTGTCCATATTGATAATAAACATTGAATCATCAGTAAATTTAATCCAAGGATTAACTTTGACTCCAGTAAGTCCAAACTGTTTAAGATTGACAGATTCTATTGTAACAGGATTATCAAGTATCAACAATGTGCGTTCATCTTCTTCACAAGGACAGACCTTTGAAAATATTTCTTCTC